AGGACGTTGACGGGCTCCAACTGGGTTGCACCGATGACTGCCATGACTTACCCCATATTCCCGTATTGCGGGCCCATGTAATTCACCGCTTGAAGGTTAGCGCCGCTCGGCGCGCCACCACCCCCACTGCCAAAGTACCCGCCCCGGTAGAGGCCGTACCCCATAGCACCCTGCCCCAGCGCCTGCGCAAGTGCGTTCGATTGGCCAAGGTAGCCCGACGCGCGCGCCTGCCCGCCTTGCATGAGCAGGTTGCTGACATTGGTGCCCATCTGGCCAGCCTGTTGACCAACCTGCTGCGCGGCGGCCTGTCCCGCACCGTAGAGGCTGCCGAGCGCGCCAAGGCGCGTACCCATCAGCGCCTGCGCGCGGTTAAAGGCGTTCATGTACTCCTGCGAGCCCATTTCCTGCCCGTAACGGGCACCGGCGCGGATCGCTCCGCCACCCAAATACTGTCCCCGCGCGGCCTGCATACGCCCCAAAGCCTTCTCGCCTTCAGCCAGACGGAACGCGTAGCCAGGATCGGCTTGCATCTGCTCGGCAGTAAACGGCGCGCCGATTGACCCGTAGCCCGGTGTGCCCGCTTCGCCACCAAGGCCAAGCAGTCGAAGCAGCTCGTTTTGCGACGTAATGCCCGCCTGACGAAACGGCTCTTGCAGCTCCGTCTGCCGCTCAAATATCTCCCGCTGAACCTGCGCCGCTTGATCGGCGGCTTGGGTCTGCGCTCGGGCAGCTCTGCTGGCTCCCCGCGATGCGACAGCGCCGCCAACGACGGCGCTGCCAAGAATTGCTGCTGCGGTTCCAATGGCCATTACGCCACCTCTCTAATATACGTGCGTTCCATAGGACGAAAGCCTTTTCGCGCATAAAGATTAGCCATCTTATCCGCGCGTTCATCTTCAAGGGCAATCATAAAAAGCGCGACTGCGCCTTTTGCGGATGCCCACGATTCAATCGTTTTGTACATGGCTTGACCAGCTCCTTTGCCCCGCGATTCGGGGGTCAGCCACCACCACAACTCCTGCACTACCATACTGGTCGGGCTGAAGTACATAGGGTAGAACAATGCACCGGCAATGCCAATAATCTTGCTATCGTCTTCAGCCAACCAGACGCCAACCGACGGATCGTGGATGGCGCGTAAGTAAAAGTCTGAATACCCATCCGCGTCAAACGGGATGACGCCGTGCATCGGGGACGCCGCATGGAACGCCTGCGCAAGCGGCAGGTAACGCGGCAAGTCCTCGGCGATGGCGTTGCGGACAATCACGAAATCTCTCGGCCCGAGGCGCGGATGTTGATGGCCGTGGCCGCTGACGCAATCGTTGAAATCGACCCGCCAGGCGCAAGCACGTGGCCGACGATTTCGGGAAACGTGTACGTCTCCGAGGGCAGCAGGGTCTTGCTTTTAATGATTAGGTTCTGGTTGCCGGCGTTATCAAACTGCGTCACAAGGTTGACCGAAATGGTCCGAGCCGACGTGTCGTAGTTAGTCGCCGTAAACTTGTCGATGATGGCCGACACGCCAGAGGCGCTGTACTGCGTCGTCTGGCTAGACTCGGCAATCTTGGCCGGAATTAAAACTCGTACGTTAACTGCCATGTGTCACCTTAGAACGTAAAGACCATACGAACGCGGCCATTCCCACCGTTTTCGCCTTCGGCAAAACCGCCGTTGCCGCCATATCCGGCTGTCAAACTGTTATCGCCAACTATGCCTGTTGCCCCGGCGTTAGTGAACAGAGCTCCGCCGTTGCCAGTCGTCCCCGGCACCGTATTACCGCCAGAGGCCGTACCCCCCGCGCCTTGGGTATACGACGGCGTGGAAGTGCCTTGCAGACCACCATTTGCCGTCATGGTCGTAATTGTGTAGGTGCCACTGTAGACGTTTGAGAACGTCCCCGCCGTGGCCGGGCCACCGCTGCCCCCAGCGCCTCCGGTGCCAACGGTGAAATTGATTGTTTTTAGGGGGTCGCCAACGCCAAGGACAAGCACCGTTTTGGAATACCCGCCGCCACCGCCACCGCCGCCTTCGTAAATGTCCGGCTCTCCAGGCGCGATGAAATACGTGCCGCCGCTACCGCCGCCGCCGCCCGCGCCCCAAACTTCAATCGTCGCGCCTGTTGCGCCAGCCGGAATCGTCACCGATCCAGAGCCGGGTTCGCTCGCGTCATAGACGCCCGCGCCAGCGCCACCGGCACTGCCGTTAAAGAACGCTGCGAGGGTCGCGCCGCCCATCAGGTCAATCCTGCTCCGCTGATAAGCCAAGACGTACCGGCAATCTTAATACAAGTTGCTACGCCATTACGGGCAAGCGTTCGGGTGCCGGTCGTCGTGCTGTTAGCCAACGTCAACGTGTCTGAGGTAATCGCAATCGAAAGGTTAGTCGCGTTGACATTAATAAAAATTATGACCGTGCCGACCGGGAACGGAACTGACGAGTTAGCCGGGATTGTGAGCGTAACGCTGGTGCCGTTCATCAAAATTGACTTACCAGCATCCGATGCAATCAGCGTATAGCCCGTCGTTTTGCTGTTCTGCGGCGCATCTCGATAGCCTGCCTCATAGTTTGTGTTAGACGGCGCGTTATCGGGAATGAGAACCGTGCCCGTAAACGTCGGGCTGGCAATCGGCGCAAACTTGGCGTCCGAGGCCGTTTTGGTGTAGGCGTCCGTGATGCCGTAACCCGACAGCGTGTCGGGCGTACCGGCGATGTCCGCCCACTCAATGCCCTGCACGCTGAAGTCGTTAACACCCGACACGTCGTCGTACGTGCCAATCGTGACGTTCGCCGAGGTCTGAAGAACGAACTTGTATGACGCACCCTGCGTCAGCCAGACCGCATTAGCGGTCCTACCGGCGGCGTTAAGGACGATGGGGTTGGTATTAGGGGCAGCTCCAGAAGACGACGTATAGGTCGCCTGCGGGGTCGTGGTGCCCGCTGCATACGTGTAGAGCTTGCCGCCCGACAGGATATTGCCGTTGTTGTCGAAAAACTGTGCCCCGACACCGGCAAAAGGAGAAAGAAATACGCTCATACGTACACCTGCATAACGGTCAATATGATGGATGGAATCGCCGGCACGGGGGCAGCCGCCGCAAACGTCTGAAGCTGCACGTCAAGGCTGTCCACCGAAAAATATAACTGAAAATAGTCGCCGTTGGATAGCGGCAAGAAAAAGTTTGCAGCCGAGAAGATTTCGGCGTTGTTGCCCTGAACTCGAATTACCGACCCAGAATTAGCAACCGCCGTGCCGTTAATAGCGGCCCAAATGTAAAAGTGGCCGGTACCGCCTGAAGTCTTGTCCACCTGAATAGAGAACTGCACGTTGTAGATGGCAGGCCGCGCAACTTTGATTTTGCTGCTATCCGCCGGATCACGGTAGACGCCATACGCCGTGTCGGCGTTGTTGTAAGTAATGGCTTTAGCCGTATTGATAACGGTCGCCGCTTGAGTCTGGGTTGAAAAAAACGACCCAAAATTTACCACGTTGGGTTCGGGATAGCGGGGCATCAGTTTAAGCGCCTGTATCTCCGACTCCAATACCGGCACGGCATCTTCTACCGTAGCCGCCAATGCCGGGGTCAACTCAAGGTCAGCCGTCGTAATCTGCGTCGTGCCTGCGCCTGTCAGCGTGAACTGGTTGTTTAGAAACCTAAACCATTCGCGCGAAATGAGGCCCGTCCGCTCGTCAATGAACGGTACGCGAGGCGCCGGAATGTTAGTGATATTAGGCACTGGTTCCGGCTATCCTGAGTTCAGCGCCCATGATTGCCGTCACCATAGGGTCGGCGGCAGATACTTCGTACACGCGATCGCGCGACTTGAGGGTTGCGCCAAGCCGACGCCAGATAACACGGGTCTGCGTTGCGCCAATCGGCCCAAGCGACTCCCACCGCTCGTAGCTCCAAGTGTGCCCGCCATCGTCCGACCAGCGCAGCATGACCTGCGGATTAACGACGCTGTTCTCCGGCTCGCCCTCGACAACGATGTTGCCAAGGTCTTGCTGCAAGATGTACCCAGGCGCTTGTTGCTCAAGGAAGCCGGGGTCGTCGTATAGCCCGCCCACGCCCGTCTGGCAGTCAAGCTGCAACTGGTGGTGGATGGTACGGGTTAGGTTGTTCTGGCCGGTCGGCAGCGCGCGCCATGTCCGCAGCCATTTCTGCAACTGCGTGTCATCGCGGAAATACCGCAGGTCAAACTCGTAGAGACGGCCATCTTGGAAATCTCCCAAAATCGGCTTGCCCTTAAAACGGGCATGACAGTTTGATCGATGGCGACGGAATTGACCTTTCTCAAACGCTGCGCGCTCATGCCACGCGCCCGTCGCGGCATCGTACACCCACGTCGTTTCGGCGCTCGGAAAGATCAGCACGTAAAACGCGTGACCGTCCTGTTGGTACGTGTAGGCGAGCGCATCGGACATGTTCGCGTAGCCTTGGATGGCAAACTCCACAGCGTGCGTCGAGACGCG